TTCCCGACCATCTATTCTGAAAAAGAGAAAATTGATATTTTTCAATTTAACAAAGAAGCGTTCAATATCTACGATACTGAAAGAGCTATTCGTGCAAATTCAAATGTTATTTCACCGCAGGGATTTTCAAAACATACTGCAACATTGACAGAACACGACCTTTCATATCCTATCGATTACAGAGAAGAACAGGAAGCTGAAAAAGTTAAATTGCAATTACACGCAACTAATGTTGTTACAAACGGACTGCAATTAAAACACGAAAAAGAATGTGCAGATTTGGCTCAAGACCTTTCAAGATATGATTCAAGTAATAAAAAGATTTTATCAGGCAAGTCTTGTTTCAATTGGAAAGTGTCAGATCCGCAGGGTGTAATTGATGATGCAAAAAATGCAGTTTCATCTAAAATTGCACAAGATCCAAACACAATGGTTATAGGTGAAGATGCTTGGCGTGTTTTGAAAAGAAACCACCAATTAAAAGGTTTAATTTCAAATAACCAAAACAAACTGATTACTCTTGAACTATTAAAAGAGTTCTTTGAAATTGAAAACATTGTAATCGGTAAATCAATATTCGCCGATGCCAACGGTAATTTCACTCGAATTTGGAGAGACAACATTGTCTTGGCTTATGTTCCAAAATTAGGTGCATCAAGAACCGAATACGATCCGTCTTACGGTTATACGGTTCGTAAAAAAGATGCCCTAAATGTTGATGAATACAACAAAGAAGGCAACAAAGTTAAATATATCAGAGCAACTGATATTTATACACCGTTCTTGGTTGGTGCAGAAGCCGGCTATTTAATTACAGGTGTAAACGATCCAAGTTACGATCCAAAACAAGATACTTTACCAAAGGAAGATGAGGAAAATAATGGCTAAATACAAAGTTAAAAACACAACCATCTTACACGATGGAGTATCAAGAGGTGAAGGTTCAATTATCGAATTAACAGATTTACAAGCCCAAAAACTTGAAGGATTTGTTGAACTCGTAAAAGAAAAAGCACCTGCAAAACAAACAGAAAACAAAACAAAAACAAAAACTGAAACCAAAAAACCTGAAGTAAAAGCTGAAGGTGAAGGTCAAAACGGAGGTGAATCTAATGGCAAATAAATTATACCAACCTTTATTGATTGAATCCGTAAAAGCGACTGCTGATATAGAACAACACAGATTTATCGGTTTTGATGGTGCTTATTGCACAGCCGGTGCAAAGGCTCTCGGTGTTTCTGATGTTTCTATTGAAAACGGTCAGTATGCACCAATTGCTGTTTTAGGAACTCTGCTTGTTGAATCAGCCGGCACAATAAATGTCGGTGATCCTGTGGCATCAGATTCAAACGGCAAAGCAGTCAAAGCAACAGGCGATGCATTAATTAACGGTTACGCTCAAGATTCAGTAACTGAAGGTCAAGAAGTAAGAGTTTTGAGAGGAATTTAGTTCATGGATTATTGCACGATCGAGGACATTGATACACACATCTCTACCCCTACCCTTATACAGCTGACTAATGATGATGGTGGAGAGACAGTCGATCGTGAAGTGGCAACAGAAGCCATTGTCTATTCTTCTGCTATCATCGATGGGTATCTGCGTGGCAGATATACTCTGCCTTTAGATACCCATTTTCCTTTACTTCGCATCTTGGGAATCGATTTAAGTGTTTATCGTTTGTATGCAAGACGAATGGCTGATGAAATGCCTGAAGTCATAGAAAACGCATACAAAAATGCAATCGCTACTCTAAGGGATATTCAGAAAGGAATTATATCCCTGCAAGCAGAAAACGACTTACTTGAAACATCAAGTTTCAATCCTGACGAGTACAGAACTAATAAAAACCTCCTCGATAAATTATTCGGAAAGCAGAGATTAAGTGAATATTAGAAATGTTGAAAACGCTATTATTGAACGACTCCAAACATCATTCCCTGAAATATTGGTTGATGGCTTCCCGGATAAACCGAGCGAATTTATTTTATTACACCCCATAGGAGCATTACTTGTTCATTATCAAGGAAGCAATTACACCACAACACAGGCTCTCGGATTTGTAACTCAAGTAAATCAAAAAGAATTCTCAATAACTATCGTTACAAGAAATCTGCGGAACAATAACGGAGCTTATGAATACCTCGACAAAGTTAAAGCCGAATTAAGCGGATTTCAAATTGATGAATGTACATCTCTAATCCCCACAAAAGATTTTTTCATTTCCGAAAACAAAGGAATTTGGCAGTACGGAATTAATTTCACCCTAAAAACTCAAAATATACAAACAATATAAACCCCATAGGAGGATAAAATATGCCTGCAAGTTTTCTACATGGTGTAGAGACAATTGAAATCACCAAAGGTGCAAGAACTATTCAGACCGTTAAAACGGCGGTCATTGGTATTATAGGAACTGCTCCGATTGATGAAGTCGAAGAACAATATAGAACTATTAACGAACCGACTTTAATTCTTAATGAAACAGAAGCATTGAGATATTTTGGAAAATCAAAAGCCGGATTCACAATTCCCGATGCACTTGATGCAATGTTTGATCAGGGAGCAGGAATTGCGATCGTAATAAATGTGTTTAACCCTGCAAAACACGAGACAGTTGCTGATGTAAAAATGTCAGACATCATTGGCGGTGTTGATGCCGTAACTGGTAAAAGAACAGGATTAAAAGCATTTGAAGATTGTTATTCCTTATTCGGTTATTACCCTAAAACCTTAATTGCTCCTGTTTATTGTGAAAACACAGCAATTGTTTCTGAAATGAATGTTATCTGTAATAAAATCAGAGCGATTGGAATTGTTGATGCACCAGTCGGCACAACAGTTCAGGAAGCAATAACAGGAAGAGGTTCGCAAGGAACGATAAACTTTAATACCTCTTCAGAACGCATTATTCTTTGTTATCCGCATTTAAAAGTTTATGATACTGAAACTGATACAATTAAACTGCAACCTTATTCTCAAAGACTCGCAGGAGTAATTGCCGCTAAAGACATTGAAAAAGGTTATCATTGGTCTCCTTCAAACACAGAAATAAAAGGAATTGTCGGTGTTGAAAAACAATTAACATCAATGATTAATGATCCGACTTCTGAAGTAAACACTCTGAACGAAGCCGGAATTGTAACTGTGTTTAATTCCTTTGGTACGGGATTCAGAACTTGGGGAAACAGATCAGCGGCATTTCCGTCATCGACTCTTCCGACTAATTTCATAAATGTCAGAAGAACCGCTGATATCCTGCACGAGTCTGTTGAATATTCAATGTTGCAATTCATTGATTACCCGATAGACAACGGTTTAATCGATTCTATTTGTGAAACGGTTAATCAGTTTATAAGAACCTTAATCGGTAGAGGTGCATTGATTGATGGCAAATGTACCTTTAACCAAGATAAAAACCCAACAACGGAACTCGCTAACGGTCATCTGCTCTTCGATATCGAATTTATGCCTCCGACTCCTGCCGAACGCATTACTTTTGAATCGTTTATAGATATCGAATTGTTGAAATCGTTAGGAGCTTCTTAATGTATGCCATTGTTAATGACGAGGACAAATTAGAAGTTCACACAGATGAAAACGATAGTTGTTTCAATTGTAGAAACATATATAAATGTCCTCTAATCCAAGCCATCAGTAAGGAATATGTGATACTGCATTATTCCGAAATAGAAATCACAAAATGTGGTCTTTTCAAAAAGTAATTACTTAACCCCAAAGGATATATTATGTCAAAGATTGAGATTAACAAATTAACTAATGCCAACATTTATTTGGATGGTGTAAATCTGCTCGGTCGTGCAGAAGAAGTTCAACTACCGCAAATAAAACACAAAATGGCTGAACACAAAGCTCTCGGTATGGTTGGCTCGGCAGAATTTTTTGCCGGCATAGATAAAATGGAATGCAAGATTAAGTGGAATGCACTATATCCTGCCGTTTTGAGGACTTGTTCAAATCCGTTTACTGCCGCAATGATTCAGGTCAGAGCATCTCTTGAAACTTATAACGGAGCCGGAAGAATATCCGAAGTCCCTGCAACAGCATTTATAATCGGAACTTTTAAGGAATTTCCTCTCGGCAATATTAAACCTCAAGAAAATGCAGAATATGAAACAACCATGTCTGTTACATATGCGAAATTAATTGTTGATAAACAAGAGGTATTTGAAATAGATGTCCTGCAAAACATCTACAAAGTAAGTTCAATTGATGTTCTATCCAAGTTCAGAAAAAATATAGGTGCATAGTGGAAGATTCCGTTCTTAAACAAAAAGGTATAAAAAAAGGGATTACGGAGGAAATTGCCACTCGCAAACGTGCGTTGAATTTTTATTCATTGGCAAATATCCTCCCCGATCCAGATATTGTCTTAAAAAAGCAGGGTAAAGATATCCGAATTTATAAGGAATTACTCTGTGATCCGCACGTCTTTGCGTGTACTCAATCACGCAAAGCCGGTGTTTTATCTATGGATTGGGAAATAAACAGAGGTCTTGATAAGGATCAAAATGCAGAGGAGATTGAAAAACTATTAAAAAGATTAGATTTGCAAAAAGTCATTTCTGATATTTTGGATGCTACACAGTTCGGCTTTCAACCTCTTGAAATTATATGGAAGAAAGATAAATCAGGTCATATAATGCCTGATAAAGTTATTGCAAAACCGCCCGAATGGTTTTGTTTTGATGATGACAATAATCTCAAATTCAGAACCAAAGAGAATTATTACGGCGAGGTTGTTCCTGCAAAAAAATTCCTGCTTGCACAGAATAATCCCTCATATAATAACCCATACGGTGAACGCACCCTTTCTCGTGTATTTTGGAATGTAACCTTTAAAAAAGGCGGATTAAAATTTTGGGTGGTATTCACAGAAAAATATGGAATGCCTCACCTTATAGGTAAACACCCAAGAGGCTCAACAAAAGAGGAAACAAACTCTCTTGCTGATATGCTTGAAGATATGGTGCAAGATGCGATTGCGGTTATTCCTGACGATTCATCTATTGAAATTCAGGAAGCAAGCAAATCATCATCTGCCGAGATTTATGAAAAGCTGATTGATAAAATGAATACCGAGATATCTAAAGCAATTCTCGGTCAGACATTAACAACGGAAATCGGATCAACGGGAAGTTATGCCGCATCAAATACGCATATGCAAGTCCGTCAGGATATTGTTGATTCAGATAAAAAACTTGTTGAAGGTGTTATAAATCAACTGATTCAATGGATTTATGAAATTAATTTTGCAAATGCTGAAGTTCCTGTTTTTGAATTATATGAGCCTGAAAATGTGGATTTAAATTTGGCTCAAAGAGATAAAATCCTTTCTGACACAGGAGTTAAATTTACAAAAGAGTATTTCATAAAAAATTATGGTCTTGAAGAGGAGGATTTTGATATTAGGGAAGACATTATCCCTGCAAGTCCTAACTTTAAAGAATTTAAGGAAGAGGAAGAAAAACTTGTTCCCGGACAGGCTCAAATCGAGAATTTATTTAAATTCATAACTGAAGGTGATTTGAATAAACAAGCTCAAAGTATGCTCTCACCTTTAATAAAACTCTTTGAATCTTGCGAAAATTACGAGGAAGCATTTGAATTGCTGACAGATAAAAATCTGCGAAGCAAACAGTTTGAACAAACGATACAAAAGGCTTTATTCCTGTGTGAGTTACAGGGTAGAGCAGATGGACTTGATGAGGATTAATATGGCATCCATTTCCCCTGAAGAGTATGCTATGAAACGCAACTTTCTAAAACAACGGCAGAGTTTGCCGCTACATTTAAAAATTGAACTGTCAAAGAATAGAATTAAGCAATTTTATGAGCATTTTGACGGCAAAGTTTATGTATCTTTTTCCGGCGGAAAAGATTCAACCGTTCTGTTGCATCTTGTCCGTTCTCTTTATCCTGAAGTTCCTGCGGTTTTTGTGGACACAGGACTCGAATATCCTGAAGTCCGTCAGTTTGTAAAACAAACCGAAAATACAATTACAATAAGACCTAAAATTACATTCAAACAAGTGTTGGAACAATACGGCTATCCTGTTATTAGTAAAGAGGTCGCAAAAGTTATCGAAGAAAGCCGTAGGAATCCTGACGGATATACAAAAAAGAAGTTTGATCCGAATAGCGATTATGTAAAAAGATATGGCACACACTATTGTATGGCGAAATGGCAATTCCTCCGAGATAGCGACATTCCTATATCAGCGAAATGTTGTCAGGTTATGAAAAAGACTCCTGCAAAGAAGTTTGAGAAAGAATCAGGACTTAAACCATTTATAGCAACAATGGCGGCAGAAAGTAACTTAAGAAAAACGGAGTATCTCAAAAAAGGATGCAATTCTTTTAATTCCAATCGTCCTGCTTCCACTCCTCTTGGTTTTTGGACAGAACAGGACATTTATCAGTATATAAAAGAATTTGATGTTCCGTACTGTTCCGTTTATGGAGATATACTGCAAGACAGTAAAGGAAAATATTACACGACAAAGGTTGATCGCACAGGATGTATGTTCTGTATGTTCGGTGTGCATCGTGAAAAATCCCCGAATAAATTTGAAAAAATGAGAGAAACACATCCAAAGTTGCACGATTATTGCATCAACCAATTAGGCTGTGGCAGAGTTTTAGACTTCTTGGGGGTAAAATACTGATGATTCAATTAAAATCATTATTTAAACTCGCTCCTGCGATGGCTATTAAATACTTTAAAAACAAAAACAATAAGTTTTCATGGGACTGGTACGAACTTTGGCAAGATGCACATAAAAAATCTTTCACAGTAGCAAAAGCAATGAGAGAGGACATCTTAAAAGACATCCGTTCTGCTCTTGAAAAAGCTCTTACAGAGGGAAAAACATTCAGAGAATTTTCAAAGGAACTTAAACCAACACTTCAAAAGAAAGGTTGGTGGGGTGAACAGATTATTGTTGATTCTGAAGGTGTCGCAGAAAAAGTTCAACTTGGCTCAATGTACCGCCTGAAAACGATTTATTCAGTTAATATGCAGACGGCATATCAGACGGGAAGATATAAAACTCAATATGAAAACGTGGATAACAGACCGTATTGGGAATATGTGGCGGTTATGGATGCCTCGACACGACCTGAACACGCAATGCTTAACGGACTTGTTTATAGATATGATGATCCGTTTTGGCAGAGCTTTTACCCTCCAAACGGTTGGCGATGTCGGTGCAGAGTAAACGCTCTTTCTGATTACAACCTGCAAAAGAAAAACCGAACGGTCAGCACATCTACTGACACACTATCGGAGGAATTGGCTCTCGTTTCTAAAAAGTCCGGGGAATATAAACCCGTCACAGTTTATACAGATCCCCTCACAGGAAAACGTGTTGCACCTGATGTCGGGTGGAGTCATAACCCTGCAAGCGGTCTTATTGAAGGTAATTAAAACGGCATTTGAACAATAATAAAAAGGAGTTTGAATTATGACTATTGATAGAAAATGTTTAATAAATTGGGTTGGCGGTAAAAGATTATTGAGAAAAACTATCGCTAAACTCATCCCTGAAGATATTAAATCCTACATTGAACCGTTCGGTGGCGGCGGTTGGGTGTTGTTTTATAAAGACAAGTGGGCAGATTTGGAAGTCTACAATGACCTCGATGGCAGACTTGTAAATCTGTTCCGAATTGTCAAATATCACCCTAATGCTTTTATTGAAGAATGGAGCAATTTGCTTGGCTCTCGTGAAATGTTCCTCCAATTTCTCAATGGCACATTTATAACTGATATTCAAAAAGCAGTTCAATTTTACTTCTTAATCACACGTTCATTTGGCGGTCGTGGTGATACTTTTGGAACTGTAAAGAAAACCTCCGGCGGTGCTTGTAAATCCCTGCACAATGTTCCTAAAAAAATCGAGGCTATCCATGAACGTTTGGATACCGTAATGATTGAAGGTCGTGATTTTGAAAAACTAATAAATCAATACGACCACAAAGATGCGTTTTTCTATTGTGATCCTCCGTATTCAAGAGGTTGCGGTTATGAAGTAACCTCAACAAAGGACTTTGATCACGAACGTTTAAGAGAGGTTTTAGGAGCGGTCAAAGGGCGTTTTCTATTATCCTATGACGATTCACCTAAAATCAGAGAATTATACAAAGGCTTTGATATGATTGCTGTTGAAAGATTAAACGGAATCAACAACAGAGAAGGAGTTGAAAACCGAAACAAAATGTTCAAAGAGTTGTTGATTGCAAATTATCCTATAAAGGAACTTTATGAGCGACAAGCCGATTGAGATTGAATTTGATAATAAAGAAGTTCATGAAAAACTCCTTAATCTTGCAAAGAGGACAGAAAACCTGCGACCGTTGATGAAAAACATCGCAGGTATTTTCTCTTATTCAACTGAAGAGAATTTTAAAGAAGAGGGAAGACCTGACAAATGGGTTGATTTGGCAGAATCGACAAAAAAACAGAGAACTAAAAAAAGAAAGTGGCCGGGACAGATTTTACAAGTTGAAGGTAAACTTGCCGCATCAATAAA